ATGCGGCTAATAGCGCAAGTATTATTTTGCGAACGGGAGCTACAACGGTTGTTGGCAATAGCGCGTCAGCGTTGGTGGTTACAGACACTGCTAACGTAGGGATAGGGACGACTTCGCCTGCTTTAAAACTTCATGTTGTTTCTTCATCCGCAGCGGTTTCGTATTTTGAAACAAGCGACACTGCTACAGGCGCTTATGTGATTTGGAGAAATAGCAGTACTTCTATAGGTGATGTGGGTTCAGGTAAGGGAATTAGTGGCTCTGGAAATGCAACTGATTTTATGATTGCATCTCGCTCTACTTACCCGCTGTTATTTGGAACAGGCAGCGCAGAACGCGTTCGTATCGACTCCAGCGGTAACGTAGGGATAGGGAATACAAATCCAACTTATAAACTTAATGTTACATCCGCATCTGCATCAGCCGCATTTTTTCAAACAACAAGCACTGCGACATGGCTCCCAGATACGTCCGATACCGTCTTCCAAGCATACAACTCTACAACAACCAATAACGCAACTGCTTTGTATGGCGCATCGGTAAATTATGGTGATGGCACATATACAGGTGTTAAGTTTGGGGCAATAGCAAGCGGCGCGTATTCAGCAGACTTTGTAGTTGCTAACCGAAATGGTGGCACGTTCCAAGAAAATGTACGCGTAACAGCCAGCGGTGACGTAGGAATAAATACATCATCGCCTACAAGTCGTTTGCAAATTCAAAAAACTAAATCTGGCACTTCCGCAGAAAGTTATGATTTGGTTCGATTGAATTTGGCTGGTACAGCCGCTATCGGTGACTCTTCAAGCATTGTTTGGAATTCTGGAACATCTACTCAAAAAATAGCAGGTATTAGCGGAATAATTGGAGCCGATAGCACTTTGTATGGAACACTTGCATTTTCAGTAAGGCGCTATACCACCGATACCTATGACGAGGTGGTGCGTATTAACAACCGAGGTTATGTGGGCATAGGCGCAAGCACTTTAACGCAGCAAAGGTCACAGCTTACCGTGTTAGGTGCTGGACAAGCAACAGCAGCATTGAGTGACTCTGGAAATACAGACGGTACGATTCAAATTAATTCAAACGTAAACGCTGGTAATAGAGGCGGTGCTTTAACTTTTGGTGCGTTGCTTGATAACGCCACATACACACCCTTTGCTGCCATAAAAGGCTTGCTTACAAACGGTGGCGGAAACGGGACTGGAGATTTAGCTTTTTCTGTACGAAACGTAACTGGCAATTCAACGCTAACAGAAGCTATGCGTATCTTAGGCAGCGGTAACTTGCTAGTGGGGGCTACAAGTAGCGCAAGTGTGGCAAAAGTAACAGCCATTTCTGATAGCACTGGTGCGTATTATCAGATGATGATGAATAATACTGATGCTGGTTCAGGCAACCAAATTAGTATGGACATTTACAGAAACTCAACTCGTGTAGGCTACATTTCAACTACCAACTTAGTATGTACATTTACCAGTGTTTCAGATTATCGCCTTAAAGAAAATGTGCAGCCAATGCAAAACGCTTTGGCTAAAGTTGCATTACTTAAACCAGTCACTTACAAGTGGAAATCAGATGGCTCCGCTGGGCAAGGTTTTATTGCTCACGAACTGCAAGAAGTTGTTCCCGACTGCGTGTCGGGAACAAAAGATGCCTTAGATAAGGATGGAAACATTGATGCCCAAGGCATCGACACCAGCTTTTTGGTTGCCACACTGACAGCAGCAATTCAAGAACAGCAAGCACTTATCACTTCCCTAACCGCCCGTATCACGGCACTTGAATCAACCTAAAGAAAACCACCATGACTACTACTTGGAAAATAGTGCAATGTGACCGCCTCACCGCAGACGGTTTTATCACCATGGCCCACTGGACTGTAAACGCTGTAGACGGCGAATACTCTGCATCAAGCTACGGTACTTGCGCCTTTGCTGCTGCAACCCCTGCTATCCCCTACGCCAGCGTGACTGAGGCTGAAGTGCTGGATTGGTGCTGGGCTAACGGCGTGGACAAAGACGCAATAGAAGCTAACCTTGCCAATAGCATTGAAGCTCAAAAAGCTCCAGTGACTGCAACCGGAGTGCCCTGGTAATGGATACACCTGAAATCGACCCCGTCCGATACGGCGTCCTCTGGCAGAAGGTCCAGGACTACGAACGTCGTTTCGACGAGATGAGCGCCAAGATCGACAAGATGGAGCGGTCAATTGAAACGCTGGTGGCTATGGCTAACCAGGGCAAGGGTGGTTTCTGGATGGGCATGGTTATTGTGTCCGCCATTGGCAGCGTGATTGGCTACTTTGCCCACTTGATGGGAAAAAGTTGAAATGGTTGATTGCCATCATATTGATCGCCGTACCGCAAAAACAAGAGAAGTGGATTTGCGTGCGGTGGGCGTGGACGGGGGACGTATTTAATCGGACTGTGTACTGCCTGGAGTGGCGAAAGGTTGAAAAGTGATTGACCCATTTACAGCCTTTGCCGCAGCCCAGGCAGCAGTCAAAGGGGTCAAAGCCGCGATTGCACTGGGCAAAGATATCCAGGCTGTCTCTGGCGATCTAATGAAGTTTTTCGAGGCAAAGGACGCGGTCCAAAAAGCCGCATCCCAGCCCAAGAGCAGCTTTGCCAAGTCTGACACGGCTGCCGCATTTGAGATTGTTATGCAAGCCAAACAGCTTGCAGACGCTGAGCGGGAATTAAACAATTATTTTGTGATGTCGGGTAACGCCGATCTGTGGCAGCAGCTACTGATCGAACGCAACAAGATCATCCAGCAGCGCAAGGTCGAGGAAATCCTGGCTGAAAACAAAGCCAAGAAACGCAAAGAAGACCTGGACGAATTGCTGACCTGGTTGATAGCCGGTGCCCTGGTGCTCTTATTGTTGGGGCTTCTTTTTTGGTGGTTAACACTTTTGATGGGGAAATAAATGAGTGAGGAAAAAATTCAGAACATGGAAGCCAAAGGGCAACTGATTGAAAAGATCACGTTTGCTTTATTGCCATTGTTATTCTCCTGCGTGGTTTACTTGATGTCGGCCTTATCAAATTTGGCCCATGAAGTCACCATCTTAAACAGTAAGATCAGTTTGGTCGTTACCAGCGACAACAAGCAGGCTTCAAACACCGGGGCGGAGCTTGCTCGGGAAAAGTTGCGCCAAGACTTGGAAAAGGAAATCCAACGTAACCGCGATCAAATTGCAGAGAACAGGATGCACATTGCAATCCTTGAAGAAAAAGTTCCAGTGAACAGCAAGATTAAAACTCTGACCGGAAAGGACTAAACCATGCTTACCATCCTATCAACTCTAATCTCCTTCCTGATGGGCGGCTTGCCCAAGCTGCTGGACTTCTTCCAAGACCGGCAGGACAAGAAGCACGAACTGGCACTGGCCCAGATGCAGATCGAGCGTGAGCTGGAGCTGCGCAAGGCTGGCTTCGAGGCCCAGGAGCGGGTAGAGCAGATACATAGCGCCCAGCTAGAGATGGAGACCACAGCCAAGGCCAACGAGAACCTGGTCAACGCCCAAGTCGCTGAGATGAGCGCGATATACAAGCACGATGAGTCTCTGGGAGAAGGCACCAGCCAGTGGATGAAAGACCTGCGCGCCGGTGTGCGTAGCTTTATCACAATGGGCTTTTTCTTCCTGCTGTGCTTTGTGGACATCGGCATGTTTGTCTACGGCTGGAACAACGGCGTAGCCTTCCCTGCCCTTGCAGAGCGCCTGTGGGATTCCAACACCCAGGCTTTGTTTGCCAGCATCATCGCCTTCCACTTTGGTGGACGAGCTTTTGGCAAATGATCTGGACGCTTGTCCTTGTGACGGGCATTCACATGAATACCATCCTGGTCGTCGGTTATTTTGAATTCGAAGCATCCTGCCAGAAAGCCGCCACTGAGTGGCGCGAGTTAGGCTACAAGGTCGGATGCGTACAGACGCAAAAGAAATGAAAACCTCAGACAAAGCCCTTGGAATCATCAAGCACCACGAAGGCACCAGAACGCGTGCATACCGGTGCCCAGCCAAGCTCTGGACCATAGGGGTAGGGCATGTGCTTTACCCCGAGCAGGGCCGGTTAAAGCTGGAGGAACGGGACGCTTTCCCGCTTCGGCCAGAAGATAACCGCCAGTTCACCATGGAGGAAGTCAATGGAATTCTTGCATCAGACTTACAGCGCTTTGAGCGCGGCGTGGAGCGTTTCTGCCCTGTCCCTCTTACACAAGGTATGTTTGATGGGCTTGTTAGCTTCTCTTTTAACTGCGGGCTTGGAACACTCCAGCGTTCAACGCTTCGCCAGAAACTGCTTCGCGGCGATAAAGAAGGCGCTGCTGCGGAATTTGCCAAATACTGTATGGCCGGGGGCAAGCCGCTGAAAGGCTTGCAAAACCGCCGGATTGACGAGCGCGCCCTGTTCCTGGGTTAAATTGACCGGGACGGGGGAATGACATAAAATCTTTGCGGGGGCAGTGCGCCCGCAGAAAGCCGCCTGATAGCGGCTTTTTTCACATGTGGAGCAACAATGGCTACAACAAACCCTTTCGACGTAGGCAACCCTAACACCCCGGCAAACTCGGCCCAAACTTTCCAGGCTGTTACGTCTCAGGTGGACAAGCCGACAGAGACAGTGGCTGGCCAGCTCCAGGGCATCATGGCCCAGGACAACCCGCTGATGCAGCAGGCCCGCACTCAAGCGACACAAGGCATGGCCGCGCGCGGCTTGGTCAACAGCTCCATCAACCAGGGTGCCGGTGTCGCGGCCATGCTGGATCGCGCCATCCCAATTGCCACTGCTGACGCGAATACGTTCTCCAACCGTGCCCTCACAAATGTGAACAACCAAAATCAGGTTGGCATGAGCAACGTGACGGGAGCAAACCAATTTGGCCTGTTGGGCAATCAGCAAGCATTTACCGCTGGCCAAACGCAAGTCACTCAGAATTTCCAAGCTGCCCAGGCCCAACTGGACCGCGCGCAGCAGACAGCCCTTACGGACAAGAGCGTGGAAGCCGCGTCCAACCTGGCCAAGGCACAGCAGAATTTCGACGCTGCCCAAAATTCGCTCAACCGCGAACAGCAAACAAATCTTCAAACCGGTCAGCAAACTTTTGCTGCTGGCCAAAGCGCGTTGGAACGGGCGCAGCAAACAGCTCTTCAAACCAGTCAGCAAACTTTTGCTGCTGGCCAGAGCGCGTTGGACCGCAATCAACAGACCGACCTGGCGAATTCAGTGCAGGCTTTCCAAGCAAGTCAAAGCGAGAAAGACCGCGCAACCCAGATCATGTTGGCGGACAAAAGCATCACCGCCACGCAAGCTCTCGAAAGAGCGCGCCAAGAATTTACTGCTAGCCAAAGCGCGTTGGACCGCAATCAACAGACCGACCTGGCGAATTCAGTGCAGGCTTTCCAGGCAAGTCAAAGCGAGAAAGACCGCGCAACCCAGATCATGTTGGCGGACAAAAGCATCACCGCCACGCAAGCTCTCGAAAAAGCACGCCAAGAATTCACCGCTGGCCAAGGCGTGCTGGACCGCAATCAGCAGACCGCTCTGGCAACAGCAGCACAAGCATCCCAGGCTACGCAAGCAGATAAAGACCGCGCGACCCAGATCATGCTGGCGGACAAAAGCATCACCGCTGCACAAGCCCTGGAAAAGTCACGCCAGGAATCGACTGCCAGTTTGCAAACAGGACAACAGACATTTGCCAGTGCTCAAGCCGCACTGGACCGCGCGCAGCAAACGTCTCTAACTGACAAGAGCATTACCGCTACGGCGGCTTTAGAAAAAGCAAAAGAAGATTTTGCTACTGAGCAAGCCAAACTTGATCGTACTCAACAAACAACTTTGCAAACCGCGCAGCAGACTTTTGCAAAATCTCAAGCCGAACTTGACCGTGCTACTCAGGTGTCCATATCTGATAAGAGCATTACTGCTACAGCGGCCCTAGAAACTGCAAGACAGAATTTTGCCAAAGATCAAGCAGTACTTGACCGCGCTCAGCAAGCGACTTTGCAAACTGCACAGCAGACCTTTGCCAGCGCTCAATCCGCTCTTGACCGCGCTAACCAGGTGGCCCTTACCGACAAGAGCCTCGCTTCTCAAGCGTCTTTGGAAACAGCAAGACAGAATTTTGCTTCTGCTCAAGCTGTGCTTGATCGCAGCCAGCAAACCGCTGTGCAAACTGCTGATAACGTCGCTCAAGCTACAAGGCTTGGCCTGCAACTTGCAGCGGACCAGCAAAGGATTCCGACTGCGTTCGCGGCGCAGATAAGCAATACGACAATGGCCGGTGTAAACGCAATCATGGCTGACGCGACTTTAGACTCGACTGCACAAACTGGCGCAATCACTAAATTGATTGACTACGCAAACGCCCAGATTAGTTGGGCCAATACGTTTTACAAAGCCACCATTCCACCCATCGTCCCATGATTTACAGAAAAGCAAAATTCCAGGACATTCCAGCTATCGTAGAGATAGCAGTGATCTCCGTGTCAAACAACCCTCTGCCGGTCAACATCGACCGCGAGGCGATGGCGCGCATGGCCCAGGCTTGTATCAACCCAGCGCACTTCGCCTGGGTAGCAGAAGACGAAGATGGCAAAGTGGTGGCGGTGTTCGGTGCTTGCGTGCAGAAAAGTTTTTGGTACGACAAGATGCAGTGCTCAGTGCTTTTGTACTACTCCCTGGTCAAGGGCGCGGGCCTCAAATTGATACGCGAATTTGCTGCCTGGGTTAAGGGCCGGTCGGCGATCAAAGTGGCTGTGCTTAGTTTGGAACCAGACGTAGACCCACGTTTGATTCGCTTTTTTAAACACCTTGGTTTTACCAGGGAGACCGTTACCCTTTCATACGTAAGAGGAATTTAACCATGACAAAAATAGTCCAAGGAATCGGCGACGCTATTGGCGACGTCGTTAAAGGCGTTGTCAACGTCGTCAAAGGTGTGGCCGACGGCGTTGGCGACCTGGCCAGAAGTATTGCTGACTCGCCCATTGGCAAAGCCATCCTGATCGCTGGCGCTGTTTACTTTGGAGGTGCGGCGCTGGCCGGGGGCTTTGGGTCTTCAGCAGCCGGGGGGAGTTTCTTATCAGGCATGGGGGTCGGGGTAGAAAGCGCGGCCACTGGCCTCAGCAGCGCTTGGTCCTCCACCCTGGCCGGTAACTTTGGAGAAGCGGCCAGCACGATAGGCAATACCTTTGGGGCGGCTGGTACGGCTGCTGGTGAGTCCGCTACATTGGCCTCGCAAATTGCTGCTCCAGCCGCAAATGCCCTTTCATTAAGCGGTGGCGGAGAAGTGGCGGGCGATGCTCTTAACGCCACTAATTTGAGTGGGGCTGGCAGCGACGCAGCCGCGTATACCCAGGGCGGTAACCCAACCCTTAACGGCCTTACTGGCACAACTCCGCCTGCGCCTACAAGCCCATTTTCTTTGGCTCAGCCTCCGACTATTCCAACCGGAGTGCCGCCTGCAATCCCGCCCGGAGCGCCACCAGCAGCCGGATGGTGGGCTGGTGTTGATCCTTATCTGAAGACCGCCGCTGTGATGGGCGGCACCCAAGTTGTTGGTGGTTTGATCTCTGGCGCTGGCCAAGCAAAAGCAGCGCAAGAGCAGCGCGATTTTGAAGTGGACCAGGCCGAACTTGCACGCCAGCGTCGCAACAAAAACATGGGCGCACAATTAGACTTCAGCGCAGTGCGTGCAGCCGCTGCTGAAAAGGCTGCCGCAAACCCGCAGACGGTAACCCAGTGGGACCCCCAAGCAGCCGCCCGCGCTTTGATAGCGCAATACTACGCGCAAGCCCAGCCAACTGGCGGGGTTATCAGCAAGTACATGCCCGGCGGCACGGGTTAACAAACACAAGGACATATCATGGCCACAACAATGAATCAAATGCAGCCTGCTGTTGACGAAAACAATCCCGAGTTTTTGCGGGCACTTAAATTCGCCATGCGTGTTTTGTACGAACAAAAAGCAGCGGGTGATGTAGCCAAGCAATTGCGCCTGGCAAAAGATAAAGCCGACGCCATAAGCAACATTGCTTATGACATTACCAGTACGGTCGATGAGCGCACGGGAGGTAAAGTGCCACGTCAACTACTTGGCCTTTTAGCAATGGCGATCTTAAAAGAAGTTATTGATATTGGCCAGGCAGCCAAAATGAATATTACGTCTCAAGATGCGGCATCCGCCTTTAAGAACATGCTCTTGCGCTACCTGGGCGAGAACGGTGTCGACACATCCCAGCTCCAAAAAGGAATGGATAAGATTGACCCATCGGTCTTTTCCCAAGGGGCGTAATTATGCCTAGACCCAGTAACATCAGCTTGGACGGCGACGCACTAGACCGTTCGGGTGATCCAATAGTAAGACCGAGGGCGATTCCAACGACTGTAAATCCGGTTACTACTCCGGTGTACACGCCCCCGCGCGGAACCGACCGGCAACAATCCGCGGCTGTTGTTGCGCAGAATTTTAAGAATGCTCGGTGGGACCCGGAGCAAAGTCTTGACGACATCCCGGTCAGATACCGAGAAAAACCAAGTCTTAAACTGGACCAATTGCAAAAAGCTCCGCCGCCAAGCGGCTTAGTTTATAAGTACATGCCGAAGCTCGGCGGGTAAGAAACAAAGGAAATTATTATGGCAGGCGAAGGTTTAATCTGGTCCGGCATTGGGCAAGGGATTGCTAACGCCGGTTCCACTATGGGCAGTTTTCTCATGCAGCAACAAGCGCGTGAGGCTGAGCGCGATTACCGCGAAAGACTAGCCCAGGAAACACGCGATTTTCGCGCTGAGCAAAACGCGCTGTACAAGCGCACTGCGGATGATCAGAATGCTGGGCGTGCTGGCAAGGACCAGGGTGTTCAGATAGAAGACCTCGCCCCTGGCGGCAGAGCCGCAAATATGATGGCCAACAAAATGGGTATGTCCGAGGCTGAATACGAACAGTTTTATAAAGCCAACAAAACCGGTGACCTTAGCAGATACGCAAAACCAATTGGCACAACGCTTGACGATACGTATGGCGAACAAACCGTAACCGAAGTACCGCAGGCGTTGAAGGAAGAATTTGCATTAAAGCGAAAAACGCTTGGCGAGCTTCAAGAATCTTACGTTCTTAAAAAGGATTACGACGCCGTAATGAAAGGCCGTGAGATCGGTTTCAAAACCAACATGGGCCAAGCCGCTTTTGAGAAACCCGAGGTTGCGCCGCGCGCCGGTCAGGCCGTAGCAGTAGCCGAAGGCAAACCTTTGTACGACGTGAAAGACGGCACGCAGTTCAACCAGTACAGCGGCAAAAACGAAGCCACGGCTGTAGGTAGTTCAGTAATTGGTGAGAACGTGGCCAAAGCCGGTTTAATTAATTTCAAAACTGGCGTTGGCCAAGGCGTTTTAGCTGGCACCACCAAAATGGGCACAGGCTCCGGCGCGGTTGCGGCCTCAGAAGGCAAGCCGATTATCAACGTCGAAGGCGGTGAGCAGTACAACCAGTACAGTGGGGAAAGCAAGACTACGCCCCTGGGCAAATCGCAAATCGCCGAGAACCAGGCACAAGCTGGCCAGGCTGGCGCGCTGGCTAAGAAGTACGGCAAAGAAATAGAGAAGATTGACGCCGAAATTGCGGGCGGCATGTTCAACAAGAACAGCAGCGAACGACTCAGCTCCGTTATCAACTCTGCCAACGCAACTATTAAATCACTTATGGACGGCGGCAAGGGGTCTACAAAAGAATCCCAAGCAGCCTGGCAACGTCAATATGATGATGCCGTGGCTGTTCGCGATCAGGCTTATTCTTTGCAGAAAAATGCTTTGGAAGCTAAGAACAATCCATCCGCAGTGCGGAACCCTGGACCAAGCACAAGCACATCTGCACCGGCGGCTGGCAAGCGCCGATCTTTTAATCAACAAACTGGTTTATTTGAATACAGATGAAAACCATTACTCTGCCGGATGGGGAAGACGCCGACTTTCCCGACTCAATGTCCGACGACGACATTCTGCGGGTATTGCGTGCAAAGTTTCCAGCCCAACCCAGCCCAGGGCGACGCGACGTCACGCCGTTTAAAGCAGCCCCAATTGTTGAGCCGGTAAACAACGCTGGCCGAGGTGTTATTAATCCACCGGCAGAGTTTGTTGCACGCCAGTCGTACTCTACGGTTAAGCCGGTAGCAGCCGCGCCTGAAGTCTTGCCGGATTACAGCCCAAGCGGTGATGACTTTGGCTCGGCCATCATGTCCGCTGCTGCGCCTGCCAACCCTAACGCGCCGGGCATAATTTCCCGGATTGGATCGTTCTTAAAACCAGAACCCAAAAGCGTTTTAGAAAATTACCAGCCCTCGGCTGAAGAACGCCAAACGGAAATTGACAAACGGTTGGCCGTTGGCGCAGGACCAATCAGCCAACAAACCTTGGGCACTGCTGACCTAGTGCGCAGCACTCTCGGTACTCAAGGTGCTGTTAAAAGCAACGACGCCACAGTAAATCGCGTTGTCAAATTGCTTAACGAGAAAAAAGCTCCGGCTCAATTTGCGGACGTGATTGAGCGCGCCAACAACCCGGCAACTATTAGCGGCGCTCAACAACAAAAAGCTAACGAATTTAGAACCGCTGGTGAATGGGCTGCCGATACCTTGTCAGCCGTAGGCCAAGGCGCAACCAGTCTGATTCAGCTACCTACCGCCATCATTGCCCCCGGTAGTTCTTTGGCCAAAAGCCTTCAAAAAACCCAGGAAGAATTACAAGCTCAAGAGTCGGATGTCTTGAAAGCTCAGCGGGCTGAACTAACCACCCGCGTTCAAAACGAAGACGGCTTCTTAGGCAAATATTTTGAGACCGTAAGGACCCTGGTTACAAACCCGGCCATTGGTTTATCGGAAGCCACCAAACAAGTGCCTAACTTTTTGGGCGTGCTTGGCGCGGCCAAGATTGGTGCGGGTTTAACTGGTCTTGGTGTAACAGCCTTGGAAAAAGCATCACCTACTTTTGCTTTGGGCGAGGCAATCAGCGGGGGCGCGGTACGCAGCGCGGCCACAGCCACGGGCGCAAACGTGGGCGGCTTTACCGGCTACTTGGCCCAGACCAGCGGCGACGCTGCCCAGTCTACCTACGCCAGGCTTACTGATCCAAAGCAAACAGACCCGGCTATCTGGGACAAAAACCCGGACTATCAAAAACTGCGTAAAGAAGGCAAGACCCGCGAAGAGGCCATCGACGAGATTGCTACGGCAAAAGCCCGTTTGGCTGCGGTGATTACCGCGCCCCTGGCCGTGTTTGGGTATGCTGGTGCTGAGGCAGCAATGGTAGCCCGTGGGGCTGGCCAAGCCGCAGCAAACATTGCCACGCCAGCGGGCGCGGCCAAAATGTTTGCAAAAGATATTGTGGGTGAAAACATTGAGGAAGGCGGCACCCAGCTTGGCAGCAACATCGCCATTCGCCTAATAGATCAAAGCCAAAAACTGCTTGAAGGTGTGCCAGAAGCTATGGCCACGGCCACGGTTACTTCCGCGCCTTTTGCTGCCCGTGCGGTACAGGCTCACGTACAAGACGCGCTGCGTCCTGCCGCCACGCCATTCGATGTAGTCGGCGATCTCTACGCTCGCCGCGCCCTGGACGTGCAGTCCTACGACGCCGCGCTCATCAAGCCCTACCAGACAGCCAAAGTCCAGCAGGACCAGACTAGCCTTCAGCAATCAACCACGGCAGACGCCGCAGCCGCAGCGGCAGATAGCCTGTCAGGCTCCGTAGATGAGCTTCTGGTGCCCGGAAACGCGATCACGCCCCTACCCCTTGAGCCAACCTTCCGCGTGGGCGAAATGACCCCTTCTGTGGGCCGCGCTGGGCCGGGGTTTGATGCAGGATCGTTGCCTGGGTTTGATCTTGGTACTCAAACCGCCGTTGAACCGGCTCCGGAGATCAGCACAGAAACCGAACAACAGTTTGGCTTGGACAAGCTGCGCATCAACGCGCCCAGGCCGCGCAGCGTCCAAGGTACACCGGTCGCTGACCTGACAGACGATCAGCTCCAGGCAATCACTGGCGATGAGAGCGTCGCGCCTATCTCCCGCCGCAGTGCAGCAATTGAGCTGACCGCACGCCAGGACGAAGCTGGCGCATTTACTCAACGCGCAGCGCCCCAGCAGACAGCCGCGCCAAGCACGGTCTCTTCTACGCGCACAATGACGCCCGAAGAGCTGGGCGCAATGCCGATCCGCGACAGACGCGCATTGGCCAGTCAGTTTGATCAGACGGAGAACGAAGATGGCACCATTACATTCACAACCAAACCTGCGTCAAGTACCCAGGTTGTTTCAATCCCCCCACTCCCTGGAACAGAACAAACCCTCGGAACAGCGCCAGTGCGGGATGTCGGTAATCAGCCAGTCCTTGACAACGAAACAGTACGAGCAGATGCGCAACGATCTCTGGACCGTTGGGCCGTCGACAATGGCCAGGCCATTCCTGCAAAGCTAAACCCTGCACCTGAAGCTGAAGACCGGGCTGTCAGCACGATAGCCAATTTGCTGGGCAGCCAGTTTGGTACACGCGCTATCGCGTTCCACGACACCAGCCCTGGTTCTGTCCAGGGTGTGGCCGTTGGCGGCACTGCCTTTGTCAACACAGCCAACGTGGTGACCAACATCAGCAAGGTGTCTTTGCATGAGCTGAAGCACACGATTGAGCAGATCGCGTTTACCGAGCGGCAAGCTGGTTTGACCAACACGTCAGCTCAGAAATTCACGGCCCAGATCGACAGCATCTTCGACGACATGACCGAAGAGGGTAAGCGCGCCTACGTCACCAACTTCCTGCATGCCGCAGAGCTGGCCGCTCTTGACTCCACGCCCGACATAAAAGAAAGCCGCATCCAAGAGATACTGCAATCACCAGTCTTGCGTTCAGAGATGACAGCCGACTTCATGGGCAACCGCGCCACAGATAAAGCATTCTGGGCTGATGTGGCCCAGGCTGATCCGGGCGGATTCAAAGGCTTTGTGCAAAAATGGGTAAGCGTAATTGACAACCTGATGGCCACCCTGCGCGGTAAACCCACACAGGTGGAAACCGAGTCTGCTAAAGTTGACCAGTACGTGCGTGACCTGGGCAAAGCCAAGATGGTGGCACGCGAAGCGCTGATTGCATACCGCCAAGGAACGCTTCAGCAATTTGAATCAGCACCCGCCGCCAGCTTGCGGCAAGGAGAAATCAATGCACCGACCGTTACCGCAGCAGGAAGTGAAAACCTACCAGGACCAGCAGCGCAGGATCGACCAGGCTTTAGCAAAGATGGGGGCGGTCCGACCCCAAGCTACGGCACCGCAAGAGCAGGCGCAATCTCCGTTGTCGGCAGACACTACTCAACAACTCCCCGTCAGACGCTAAGTGGAGCCTACTATGGACAAGGACTCAAGGGGGCAGAACGTACTCGCCTGGACAGTAGCACTGATCCTCGACTTAAAAACCGCGTCTACTTCTATGTTGACCAAGGCGCAGGTATTCGCCCCGAATCCGGGGTCGGCGGATACGCACACGAAACCAAGCTGGACAACATCTACGACCCACAGACTCAACTGATCAAACCGCAGGCCGACGCAAACGCGTTCGAGTCAGCGGTCATCAATGCAGGGTTTGACGGTTACATCGCGCCGTTCGGTAATGGCCAGTCAGCCGTAGTGCTGCTGGGCCAGAAACACAAGGCCGTGCCTGTCAAGCAGATCGGCCAGCCCCGAGCCGCAGCTCTGCCAGCCGAGGCCGCGCCCACCACGCTCAAGAAGGGCCTGCTTTCACGCGAGGCCAGCCAGGTCGACACCGGCAACATCCCCGGTTCGCGCATGCGCATGGGCACCCTGGAGATTCCAGCGGGCCAGGTGGAAGCGGCCAACACCGAAATGGCGCGCATCGGCAGCCAGATTCGATTTAGCAAAAAAGAAATGGTTGGCCCACCAGCGCCGGAGGTGAAAGACACTGGCGTGTACCGAGACGTGGCCGACAAGATCAAGATGTCCGCTGCCGAGTACAACGCCAGCATGCTGCCCCTGATGACCGGCAAGACCGGGGACAACACGTTCAAGACGCCCAAAGTCGGCGGTATCCCCGAGGTTGTGCAATGGTTGACTAATAGGCGTATGGCATCTGGCCTGCCGGTTTTAAATATTAAGAAGGCTGGCGACCGCACCACCCTGGCCAAACTAATGGCTTCTGAGGCCGTGGCGGCAATCCGCAGCGCAGGTAATGCGGTCGAGTGGTACGACGAAACTGTTGCAAAAACGCTACAAATCATGGCGGTCAAGTACCCCGAGCTGAACTCCGACCCAAATGCACGCAACGCATTTTTGATCTCTGTTGCTATTTCGTCACAGACGATGAATGTCGAGGACAACCTGCGCTATGCGTCTGCCCAGTACGAGGCTTTCCGCAAAACGGGCAAGTTTCCCGAAGTTGGCACCGGCAAGTCAGCACCCGCAATGGCCAAAAACTTCTCTCTAGCAAACAAGTTGTTGGCCGAGTTTGGCGCAGATGACATGGGCCGGTTTTTGCAAACCGCGTTTACCAAACGCGAATTGGAAATGTCCGGCTTCAAAATCGGCGGCGAGTCGATGGACGAAAACTTGCTGGGGTCAGCAGTGTTTGGGCCAAAGATCGGATTTGGTTTCTACAGCAACCTGGCCGGGAACTTTGAGCCGGTGACAATGGACATGTGGTTCATGCGCACGCTTGGTCGACTGACTGGGACTTTGCCAGCGTTTGACCCGGTGCTGTTTCCCAAGCAAGTGGCCAAGCTGCGCGCCGCCCTGGCCGAAACCGGCCCAGCCGAGAGGGGTGTCTACGCTGCCCAGTTTGACCCGGCTGCCGTCCAGGCTGCGATGGAGACGGACGAAGGGGCCATCGCCCTGGCCCGCCAGATAAGCAGCCTGCATAACCGCCAATTCATCAAGGAGCGCGCTGCGTTTGACTCAGGCACCCGGATTAAGACATCCCTAATTGGCGCAGCCGATTCGATTATCAAGTCGGCTGACAAGCCAACCGACGCCCCCGGCAGCGGCGGTGAGCGCCAGCTTATCCGTGACGTGGTCCGCCAGATGGTCGTCATGGTTGAGGAGCAGACGGGCAAGCGCGTGCCACCGGCAGCGCTCCAGGCTTTGATCTGGTATCCAGAGCAAGAACTCTACAAAAACTTGGGCGTAAAACTCCGGGTGACTAGCCAAGACTACGCAGGTGCGGCAGAATCGCTACTACAGAAAGAAGGTTTCGATGGACAACAATTACGCACAGCAGCCGAATCTGGACCAGGACGAGCACGACAAGTGGCTGGCCAGCCAAACACCGGAGCAACTGGACCGAGCGGTAAGCCGACTGGGGGCGCTGTTCCGTTCCAAGGAAAAGAACGGGAAGACTTCATTGGCGCAAGAACCGACCGGTTCAATGCAACCCAAGTAGTCAAGCAGCCGCTAAAGAAAATATTTGAAGACTTGGCCAAACGCGGCCTGGCCAAGACACGCGCCGAAGCTGCATTCACTGCACGCCCGGACGGCGCGCAAATAAAATATGTCCAAGAAAATTTCCACGACATCTTGATCCAGCTTGAAGATGCGGACAAGGTTAAGATCAATTGCAAATAAGGACCCACTATGTCTATGCTGCCCAAAATGATTATCTCTGACAGTTGCAAAAAGATGCTGGACGAAGCGGTCCATTCCGAGCTGTACGCATCCAACCTGTACAAGCACATAGCCAATCAGGTTCAACGACTTGGCTACTTGGGCACGGCTAAGTTTTTTCTCAAGGAAAGCAAAGATGAGCTGAAGCATTACCAGCTCCATGTTGACTTCCAGAACGATGTAGGTACGGTGGCCAAGGTCCCCATGATTGAGGCGATGAATGACACCATCGAGACCCTTAGCGACGCCATTGAAACTGGGTATGAGACCGAGCTGGAGTTGTACAACAACTACAAGGAGTGGTACAGCGAGACATCAGACGATCCGGTGGTCCAGCAATTCCTTTTGCAATTCCTTGAAATCCAGCGCATCAGCGTCGGCGAATACGGCGACCTGCTGGCGCGTATTAACCTTGTCGACCAAGACAAGGCTGGCATGCTTTTGATCGACCAAGAACTAGGCGGTTAATCCTATGGCTAATTGCACGTACAGGTTCACAGACCGTGACGGCAAAGAGCGAGTCATACAGGGCCAAGCCGCGTTCAAAGCCTACCTGGCCAGCGGTGGCCTAGAACACTTGCTGCCCAGCGCGCCTGTGGCGTTTAGCCGTGCGCAAAACCTGACCCCGGAACAAGTGCTCAAGCCAGAGACCATTGCAGCAGCCGAGGCCGCGATTGCCAAGTACAAGAAAGCCGAGCCGCCTGATCCCTTGACAGCCGAAGAGCGTTCGTTTGGCGAAGAGATGCTCCAGCCCCTGTACGATGGGGCCAAACGCAACAAGCCAGAATTTGATAAGACCCTGGACCGCATCGGTGAAGCGGTCAATGGCTACGCCAAAAAGCCCGGCATCAAAAAGCCGTACCGGGCTGTGACCAAACTGGTCACCGAGACGTTTTGGAAACGCGACGAAATCAAAGACTTGTTGCGCGGCACGATTGTCGTCAACAACCTTAAAGACGTGCAAAACGCAATGGACGAAATCGGCAAAGTGTATGACTTTGACCGCATCAAAAACCGATTGTCGATTGACCTGGTTGACAGCAAAGGCGCGACCCTAAAAGGCAAGCCTTTGCCCACTGGTTACCAGGATGTGCTGACCAACGTCGTATTGCCTGACGGCACTGTTGCTGAGATTCAAATCAGCACGCCCGAGATGCTGGCTGCCAAGCACCTGGGCCATGAGATTTACGCGTTTGAACGCGAGATGCCAGACAGCCCAGTCAAGACCAAGATGGTCGAGCTTCAGAGAAAGATTTACTCCGAAGGCTTAGGCGCGTATGAAGGCAGAGCAGCAAAAGCGGTGAACACGCGCTCGAATTCAGCTTTGTCTACCGGGTCGGCTTTCTCGCGTACATCGGAAGGGTTGCGCGGCGAAGGCTCTGGTCCCCAGGCTGTGGCAGAGCGCCAGTCAGCAGAGACAGTTACGGGTACACCGTTCCAGTCAAAGAACATGGTGCCTGGTGGGAGAGATTTGAAATCGAATGTCATTGGAACCTCCGCCCCTATTATATCTGAAAGCACTGGTATCAACGTCAACCAGGACGGAGAAAACCGGTACGCTGACAAAATAGTTGACGGGGAAAAGACACTTGAGACTAGGGCGTCTGACTCGCTCCGGCCATACGTCGGAAAACGGGTGTCGATTGTGCGCACAGGTGACGGCCCAGCCAAAGCAATTGGTGCGGTGACCATTGGTGAACCGATCCGGGTATCTACCCAAAAGCAATTTGACCAGTACCGCGATCAAACCCTGGTGCCTAAAGGCTCCAAGTTTGACATTGCTCCTGGCCAAGTCAAGTACATGTACCCCTTGGAAAATCCAGTCCGTTACGCAACTGAGCGCGATGTTGGTCTGGGTATTGTTGCCCGCAAAGTCGAGCCGCCAAGCAGGGCAGAGCAAAAGAATGCAGCGGCCAGTCGCGTAGAAGGTACAAGCGCCGAGCGATTCAAGCGCACGCCTGAGCTTCAGCAGGCCGTGGCCGACCTGCAAGCAGGCAATATTACCAGGGATGAGTACAACCGCATGGTTGACGAATCGCGACCGGTGTACCCCTACGCCGCCGTGCCCGCCGTTACGACGCCCAAAGAAGCCCGTTACGCCCTGGCCAATGGCCGTGGCCAAAGCGCCGAGAAGGCAGCCAAGTATGGCGTGCCAACCATGACCTTAATCAAGGGCGACTGGGCGCAGCTCCGATTGGACATTCCGTCCTACCAAGAGCATGACACCTGGGTGGTCAGTGTGCATACACCCAAGTCAACCAACCGCGAAGTCCAGGCCGCATACGACGCTGGCCCGGTGGTGGGATATGAGTCCGTGGCCGCGCTGACCGACGTCACCTTTGGCATGAACCAAAAGATGGCCGCAAGGATTGCTACTGGCACGGCCAAAGGCACCATTGCCACCATGCTTGGCAAGTGGTCACCGATCAGCAAGGCAGACGCCAAGGCCCGCGCCGACGCTGCGCTAAACGACCCGGCCTGGACCCAGGTCGGCATGGACCCGTTCCGCCACAGCTACTTCTACGACCGAGACACCATGCGCCCTGTGCTTGCCGCAGACGAAGTGATCCAGGTCGGTCCCCTGGTCTTGGCCAAGAACGTGACGTTTGGCCAAGAGGCAGACATCACTGGCGCGCCTATCGCATTCGCCAAGCGCCAGCCGGTTGGTAAAGAGACCGAGGGCTGGTTGCTCAGCCGTGATGAGCTGGGCCGATTCCGTTTTGGTGCCGGTGCCAAGGCATACCGGTATGCAGCGGACGTGGCCAACGCGGTCCTGGACGTGGTCGGCATGAAACCGGTCAGCCCAGAGCTGTCCCGTGCGATGCGCAAGATGCGCATGGAAGTCGACAAGGCACAGAACCTGACGGTCGATGTAGCCAAGTCCATGAAGGACCTGCCCGAGCAAGAGCGCCAGATGATCAGCGATGTGATCGAGGGCGAACTCAAGCGCGGTGCCACGCCACCCAAGCGAGTGCTGGAGATTGCCGCGTCTATGCAGGACATCATGTCTGAGCAATCGGCAGAGCTGGTCCGCCTGGGCATGCTGTCCAAAGACGCCGCTGGCCGCTGGGACGGCAAGTACCTGCCGCGTTTTTACGAACAGAAACTGGGCGACGAAGCCAAGGCTTGGATGAAAGCAGTCAAGGGATTGCTTGGCCGCAAACAAACCATGCAAGGTATTAAGGGCAGCAGCCTCAAGGCGCGCGGCATGTTTGAGACTGTACCGGTCGCTGATCTGGCAGACTGGGAAGCCGAGGGCTGGGCAGTGCGCGACGCTACCTACGATCCAGCGGTTGATACCGAGATCACAGTGTGGCGCGACTACACCAGGACGGAGCGCGACGACATGGGCGAGATTCGCGACGCCATGTTCCGCTTTGTCATGGGATACAACAAGAGCCAGCGCGACATCGCACTGGGCCGCTTGTATGAAAACCTGGCCGCAACCTACGCAAGCAAGACAGAACAGCCGGGCTATGTCCAGGTGCCCGCGACCAACGTCGAAGACACGTTTGCCAAGCGCTACGGCAAGCTGGCCGGTAAGTGGGTGCCCAGTGAAATCCTGGACCAGCTCACTGCTTTTGATAGCACCATGCAGAACGACTTGACCAAGATTTACATGAAGGGTTTGTCGATGTGGAAAGAGGGCAAGACTGTCCTCAACCCAGTTGCTCACGCAAACAACGTGCTGTCGAACTTGACGATGGCCCACTTCGCTGGCGTGTCTTACTGGGATGCACACAAGTACATCGGTTCCATCAAAGACCTGGTCAAGGGCGGCGCAATGGTGGACGAAGCCAAAGAAGCCGGTTTGTTTGGCGGCACATTCAACCGCGCCGAGCTGACCGACGCCATGCCTGAAGAGCTGAAGGTGTTGGCCCAAATGGCAGAAACCAAAAGCAAGCGCGCTGTTGAAATGGTCTGGAACGGTTTATCTTTGTGGATGCGCAAACCCTTGGGCAAAGCGTATGCGGCAGAGGATGATTTCTTCCGATACATGATCTATCGCGACGCGCGTAACCAGGGCCTAAGCCCGGACGACTCAGTCGACTACGCGTTGAAGTACATGTTCTCTTACGACGACATGCCCAAGGGCGCGCGTGTGATTCGTGACATGCCGGTCGGTTTGCCGTTCTTTGCCTATACGTACAAGGTCGTGCCAGCCTTGGTCAATACAGCCCTTGAACACCCGGCCCGCTATGCGGCCCCTGCCGTTGCGCTTTACGTGGCAAATGCGGCCATGTACGCCATTGCTGCAAGCCTTGGCGGTGGTGATGACGAAGACTGGTGGACCATCATCCGTCGATACATGACCGACCCAGAATTCCGTCAGCGGTCTAAAGACTTGGAGCAACAAGAGCGTAAGAACTTGCCCGAATGGATGAAGGGCGCAAGCCTGGCCCTAGGCACAGAAAAGACGATCCGCCTGGGCATGGACGACCTGACCAATTTGCCCGTGTTCCTTGATGTCAGCCGTATCTTTCCCGGTGGCGATCTGTTCGACGCGCACAATAACGCAGGGGGTATCCCTATGCTTGCGCCTTTGACGCCAAATAGCCCCATCTTGACTATTGCCTCGGCCATGCTTTTTAACAAGGACACGTTCCGTGGCCAGGACATCGTCAAGAAAACGGATACCAGTGCCGAGGCAGCTCAGAAACGCGCGGCTTGGATGTGGAAGCAAATGACCCCGGCAATTGCCGTGGGCAACACGCACTTTGAGCGGGCCATGAATGTGATTGCCAATGTAACTGGCCAACCTGTGAATGTCGGCCTGGCTGAGTACACGGGTATCGGCAAGGACGGCCTGCCAATCACACCAGGCTACGCGGCCTTGCAAACTGTCGGCATCAAGGCCAGGCCAATCGACCTGGACACTTCAGAAAAGATTCAGAAGGCGCAAACGAAAGCCCTGGTCCGCGAATTGGAAGCGCAGATCAAACAGTCTCAACGCTTGGAAAACAAAGGTGCCATCAGCCCCACAACAGGCGAAGCAGAGCGCGAAAAGCTGCGCCAGAAAAAGCAGTTCATTCGTCAAGGTTTGACCGTTGAAGGTGAGGAGAAGGACTAACCGGGGGCGGGCAGTTGTCCGGGATCGGCACCGCCACCCACACGGCTGCGTACTGGCCCCTGTTGGGCCCAACCCATCGGTCTATGTAGCAGTCGGCCATCTTCGGCAACGCGCGTCTGACGCTGTTCTCATCCAAGCCAGTGCGGTCTGCCAGGTCGGGCGCGGTAAGTCCGTCCGAGTTGCGCAGCAAGTGGGCGCGGATCGTGGGGTGTTGTGATGTGGTCATTCGTCTTTGCCTTTGATGTCGTAGAACCAATCGTCGCCCGCGCTCCACTTGCGCGTGCCATCCACCGACCATAGATGTTGCGCTGCCTGGAAGTCGGGGAACTTCGTTTCAGAAGGAACCAGGCTTTGGTCATACCACAGGCACCGGTTGTTTGGCTGGCAGGCAAACTGCCCGTTCTCAAGGCGTATGAAATTAAACGACTTGTGCTCTTCGGCTTGCTCGGTAAAACCCGTGTCTAGGTCCTGGCCGTCAGCGCAAAAATCCACGGTGAATAAGTAGTTGCCGTAATACCATTGCTTGTCTTTGCCTAGAAACTTCACGCCCAGGTTGCGCAAAGCAATCTTCTCAACGACCGTAAACCGGTAGCCCATGCAGTCCCATAGCTGCAAGAAGTCGATGGGCAAATCACCGTGGTCTTCTTTCCAGACGTATGCGTGGATCGGCAACTTGTCGTACAGCGCGCCGTAAGTTGGCAGCAGCGACTCAATCCTGAACACCTGGCCGCGAAGCCCTTTTATGCTGATCCAAACCGCAGGCTCTAATTCGCCGTGGCCTTTGGTGAAGTTGTAAAGAAATTCTTTTTTTACAAAACACTTAATCGGGGGCAGTGATGCCACTATGTAGCTCATGCGTTTAGCTCCTTTAGCTTATCGTTTACCGCGTCAATCAAAATGTTCAGGTCAATGTCAGACGACCAGGCTGTGTGGTACTCGCTTCGGGTTATGCACTCTTCCCTTTGCGTCTTTGTCAAGCTGACCCATGGCTTCTTGTAGACCTGGATGTCGTCATCGTCGTCTATCATTGTTCTTCTCCCAAGTGCAAGCGAAACATACCTTCATCATCCAGCGCACAAACCAGTTTGGCTCTTTACCTTTTCTGGGAATGTAAACAAAGCCTTGGTTGTCTTGTGGGGTGTTGCCAAACATATAGCACTTCCACTCCGATCGCTCGGGTAGTTTGATAGTGTAGAAATTATCAGATGCAAGTCCCAGCTTGTCCTGCGCCATGTCTTTTTTAGATGTATAGCCTGTCATGTTGTTTTGCTCGGTGGTTTAACGGATAGGGCGATGCAGGTGCCTTCTAACGTGGTCATCTTGCTTTGGTTTGCATCTTGTGCAACCCGGTTCATGTGCGCCTTTTGATCGTCAATAGACGCCCTGCATTGCTGTTCGGTTTTGTGATACGACTGGCCCTGCATGAAGTTGCAGTTATCGGCCAGGCAGATATAGAGCACCGCAATGTAGATGTTCATGCTTGTCCCCTTGCTCTGATTAAATCAGCCGCTTGGTACGGCTCTGCGATTTCCGCAATCTTGGCGCACTCCTCACGCTCATGTGCTGCTACCAATGCAGCAAATTCTTCAGTCGCTTTTTGCCATTCGGGGTGCTGTATCGGATAACCCACCCGCTTTGCTAGTTCAATGATGTTCATTTCTTTGTCCCCCAATTTGCAATGCAAGCTGCCACCCAAACGACCAGCCACCAAAGCGCCCAAAAGTGGGCATCCATAAAGTCAACAATATTCATGTG